TTAGAAGTCTAACGTCCCCGCGATCCCTTTCAGGTATTCTGGGTCAAATTTCCGGTAAACCCTTCTTAGGGTCACTGGGTCTGTAGCAAGCCAATCTGCGGCTTGATCTATCGGCACCCTATCCATTGCAAACCATGATGCAATGCTGTGCTTGAGGATGTGGGGTGTTGGCACCCACGTCAGGCCAGCCCGCTGGCAAAGGCGCTTGAACGACCAGCGAAGCCCAAAGGGGACGGGCTTGCCGTTGAAATGGACAACATACTCACCATCCCGCATGCGGAATGCTGTCTCCAGCACCTCCCTTAGCGTGCGGCTCATAGGGACAATTGATCGCCTCTTTGATGTGAGCTTTCTTCCGGGCTCTTGGAAGTCGATCATGCCCGTTGCGAAATTTACGCGATCCCATGTGAGTGCCAAAATCGACCCTTTGCGCGCCCCGGTGAACATAGCCAGAGCGGTAAATGTCTTCACGTGAGGTGTTTCACATGCGGCCAATAACCTCTTAGCTTCCTCTTTGGTGAGGTATTTGTCGCGTGGAGCGCTGTCTCTTGGCGCTTCGATTGTTGGTGGCCGCGCGAGCTTGCCATCCTTCCACGCTTGCCTCAGGGCCGCCCGCAGGACATTAAATTCCCGCCTCAGCGTTCCATCGGAAACGAGAACGAGCTTATGCTCTTTATCTGGGTGGCTGCGCGGGTTTCGCTTCTTAAAGCGCCCCTTGGCATAAGCGTCCCATTGATCCTGATTGACTTGATCAACGCGCAGATGGCCGATGTTCTCCGATAGCCTCAGTGAGGCCTCGACCATTCTGCCGAGCGCCTCAACCTTTCCTGTGCGGACGGAAACATATCGCTCCAGTGCATCCCGCAGAATATAATCCGTCCCTTTTGCCTCAAGCGCCTTATTGAAGTCGATCAGAGCGCGTCGAGCGCGCTCCTCATCCGAGCTGCCTGTAGAGCTTCTTTTGCGCTTTCCGTTTTCATCAAACCATACGATGCACCATTTCTCTCGGTAGAGTTCGAGGAATGGTTTCTTTGGTCTTTCGCGGGGCATAGGTACCTGTTCAGATATTCAGAGATTGCGCTCTCTGTGATGCGGATGGATCTTGAAAATCGGTAAACGGAAATTTCACCCTCCCTTATTGCCTTTCGGACTGTCTGGGGGTGCATGCTCATAATCTGAGCTGCTTCCGTTACTGTTAAAAGCCTGTCGAGAACCTCACCCATGCCGACCCTCCTTTTTCAGTAATTCTGAAGCAATAGCCGCATACCCGCACATATCAACAGCATGGCTTTCGTCACCAGTTTCGGTAATACCTTCCAGAAATCTAACCATTTTCAAATCTGCCATCATCAGAGCGACCTGGTGCGGTTTGATTTCAGTGCCTACGGTCAGAGACCAGCGTTTTGCAATGTGCTCAAATGACCTTTCAGGCGCACCGTTTTTTGTTTGCCTTCTACCTGACACGATAGCTTTGGCCTGGTCGAGAATATCCGCAGCGTTTCGGTCTATCATCACGCACCTTCTTTCAGGGCTGCATCGATATAATCTACCAATGTTTCAACAGGATTAGCCCATACAGTGCAGACGATGCTTTTTGCGTTCAGATCCGAGGTTATCGCGTCACGCACCACAACAAGTGCTTCTCGCAAGCGCACCATCTCCTCATCACGCGCGATATCAATAGACCTCCAGCTTACTTCGTCTGCCGCTGAGAGAATTTCTGTCGCCCATTGCGGAATAGTTCTCATCGGATATGCAGTCGCGGGGTCTTTAAGCCTTCTGAGAGCCCGTGCAGCCGCTTCTATTCTAGGGTCAGTCATGGGTAATCCTCATCAATTTTTCTGCTTGTCCAGCGAATTATTATAGTTGGTGTAACTATATACTCTTTATCGCATGAACCGCATGTCATTTCAGTTTCATCATCTTCGGCGTGACTTATTTCGTAGGTATCGGTCTGTGTATGCCCACAATGTGGACACGTAGGAAAACTGCACAATACAGCGTCTATATCTCCCATCACCCCACCTCCCGCGCTGCGTCTATGGCAGCGCGTAAGTCATAACTTGATGCAAGTTTATCGCCCATGCAGTCGTTGACTACTCGCAAAGGCCTATCACCTAAGCCGTGGTTTTCGAACTGGCACTGGTTATTAGCGACCCAATCCAGCCGCTCACTATCTTTCCCGATCTCATCCCGCACCCTCTGTTCTGCTTCGGCAAGCCATTGCTCAATAATTTCGGCATCAGGGGCGTCGTTCGATATTCCAAGAGTGCCGCAAAAATCCTCTATGTCGGCCATTTGCTCTTTTCTGGTTCTCATGGGGCGTCTCCTAGGTTACGGATTTGTGCAGCCACTCCATTGCAGGCTAAATATTCAAAATCATGCCCTGATTTTTCATAAGCGTCCTCGCAGAGTTTCGCACACCGTTCCCTTTCCTCTCTCCTCACTTCCTTGATTTGATCTGGAGTTAAAACCGGGCCGATATATGAGTGAGATGCGGTATCTTCTGTTATTTCAGGAATAGTCCAGTAATATCTCTGACTTTTGTCCCACCAAAGTTCGCTTTCATGATTCCAAAAAAGTAAGAATGGAGAATAAATATTCACTACATGCCATCCATCACGATCAGGAAACATGGGAAAGCCAGGACGTGCAGGATCAGGCCAGTTGTTTGTGGTCATGGCGCACCTCCTTTCAGAGCTTTTATTTCAGAGCGAATTACTTCAAGAGCCTGACGCTTCATTTCTCTGGCTGGTATTCTCCTGCCATCGTCATCCTCATCCTCATCCTCATCAGAAAGCGCATCAATACCAAGTTCAATCTCTGCGAGGGCTTCCTGTAATCTCGCAATCTTTACGTCTCGTTCAGCTAGTATGGTAAGTGCTTCTGAAAGAAGAACTGTTTCGGGAAATTCAGAGCAGACACGATCTATTGCCTCATCCCATCCGTAACCCATTGCTTCGTAACGATTATGTATGCCGCGATCTTCAAGCCCGCATCCCATTCCCTGCTCATGGTAATCAGGGGCATAATCTGAATAATTAACTACCTCAAATTCGCTATCAATAGTTTTCAGTTCGCTCATATCACTCACCCTCCAGCACTTCACGAAAGTGGATTAATCTGACGCATCTATTCGCTTCACGAATAACTTCAGCTTTTTCTTTTGTATTCATCGGGACGCCGAGTAGATCTCCATTTTCAAATTGAGGGAGCCACACTTCACGCAGTACACGAACCTCACGCGCGTTCATGAGGTCATAGTTCCTTGACATTGTCTTTGTAACACCATCCGACCCAGCAATGACAATCAGCTCCATATCGCCATCTTGAGCTAAGCCAACGATAGGCGGTATTCCTTTCCGATCCGTACAGAGAATCCGAACTGATTTACCGTCTCTCGTACAAAACGGCCCCTCATGCTCTGGCGTATATGGTCCGATAATCTCAAGTTTCGTGGTCATGCGGCGGCTCCTGAAGACTTCAGATGAAAAAATAAACGAGCGCATGCCCGAACATCAACAAGAGCGTCATGTGCTCCCTCAAGCTTTTCTCCGAAAAAGTGCTCTATACACTCCTCGAGTTTTGGTGCTTTTGGCTTATTAATACCGGCTCTGACCATCCGGGGTGTTGGTGGCAAATCAACAATCGGAGCTGATACCTCCATCGTGTCACAGGCAGGTTTATCAAATACCCAGCCACGCTTCAGGCGGCTGAACATAATTCGTATAATTTGCCGGTCGAACTGTTCATTATGAGCAACGACAAGATCCGCTTTATGAAGAAGGTCATAAAAGGCTGTTGCAACAACGGCCTCTCTGATTCCTATTTTCTTTGCTGTTTCTGTAGTGATGCCATGCACAGCTGCTGCACCAGCAGGGATAGTCCAGCCGTCAGGATGAACAACAAGATTAATACATGACTGCTCAACGCCTTTATCATCTGTAAGAATTGCCGCAAGCTGAACGCAACGTGGCTGCTTAGGATCATCCAGACTACAATATTTGTCCGGAAGGCCGGTGGTTTCTGTATCGTAAAAAAGAATCATGCCACCACCTCTTCAATCTGTTCTTCTGCTACCTGCTCTGAAAACTCCGAGCGTTTATCGCCAATCATATCAAACACGGTTGACTGAATTTCAGGCGCAATCGGCCGCCCGGCTTCTTCTGCCTTCTGAATGGTTGACTCCCATATTGACCATTCATGATCAACGCCACTCGCGTGCACACACTTATCCAGACGGCCAGAGAAAATCTTTATGTAGTCAACAGGGGCCTGTATCTGCTTTGCAGGAGCACGTTCCGGAGTAGTGTCCTCACTCCTAATGCTTTCGGATGGAATATCCTGCGCTTCCTCAGCGGTTATCAAGCCGCGCAAAACATCAGGAAAAGCATCACGCAACGCAAAGCCACGGGCGCGCATCTGGAGCATGCGGGACGGGTATTGTTTCCATGGTCCGGTCTTACCCCACAATCCGGCACTCTTCGCATCCTGAATACTAAATCTGGATGTGACAGGAGATTTTCCTTTTCGTTTTGCAACGCAAATAGCGACCATATTATCGCCATCACCTTCTATGCTCTCAATGACATCATCACAGACCGCAGAGGCTTTTACGAGGCCAAGCAAAGCATCGCCCCATATACTCGGGCGCCCATTAATTACAGCAATATTCTGCAAAGACTGAAGCGGTGCCAGACCAAGCTCTGATCCCATCTGCACAGCAATGAATACAGCATCTGGCTTATTAATGTATTGCGTTGGCACCATGCCACTTTTTGACGCGATCTGAGCAAATCTCTGGAGCTGATCAAAGCTCGTGATTTGAATCGCTGTAGAGTTACTTCCTTGTGTTACCAGTGTTCCGCTCATCTCACACATCCTTCCTAGCACTCACACGGAGAACCGGAGCACCACCATTCGATAAGCTAACGCCAGGTAAAGAACCTTTACGGGCCAGCTTGTTTAATTCGGTTCTGTTGAGCTTGTCTGGCTGGGGTTCCCACAACTCGGGATGCAGGATCTTGAGCGCAGACTCATCCGTTATCGTCGCGGTCTGAGGAGATCTGGCTAAACTACCGACCCACACATCAGACTGCATAGCAACAACACCATCCTCCTGCATTTGCCCGCCAAGTTTTTCACGCAGTATTTCAGCTGCACGCTTAGTATGCTTTGTAAGGCTCTCAAGAGTTCCGATCAGATCCAGCGTATCATTGTCTGTTCGTGCATTTTCTGAACGAATAGAAAGCATCGTTTTATTTATTGCCGACAAATCAGCTTTGAGGTGGTCTGCGTAAACCTGATTGACAGCAGTTAACATAGGATCAGACACAGCTCACGCCCCCAACGTAATCACGCACTTCCCTGCGCAGGTCAGGATTTTTCCTGAACAGGTCACGAACCTCCTGACGAAGGTTATGCAGCTCGTTAAAATTGCGCTGCACACTTCTGAGATTTAGCGTGCTGAAATCTGCCATTGAGCAAAATGAGTCCAGCAGACTATCTGTGCCCCGCTGAAAATCCTGCAGCTCACCTTCAAGTAAAAGCTGCGTACATTTAACCAGGCGCTGCATACGCTCAACGCACTCAATTGCCTGCTTGAGGCTCATGACAACACCCCGCGTCCGATATCAAAAAATACTGAAATTATCGACAACAATGCGGCGATCAGATCACCTGTTACGGCCTCTCCGGTCTCTGTGAACATCATCCACAGGGTTATGCAGAGCATAAATGCAATACCGAACAATGCCTGCACCAGTTCATTATCAGCGGCGCGACAGAACGCATTGACAACACAGCCAGCTATCCAGCCAGCCATTGCGCGAAAATTATGCGAGTTCACAGGCATTCTCCCGTGCGAGTTCATGGATTTTCTCAACATCATCGCGCTCTATTTCCTGAGCGAGTGCTTCCAGATCAGGAGCGACTGCGAGGACAGCCAGATCCCCGTTACATTCCAGCTTGCGCGTCAGGCCTGCGATCTTCTGAGAGGCCTCTCGCAAAATGCTGACGATCATTGCAATCGTAGCGTTATCTCGTGTCGGCGATACATTGTGCCGGATAGGTGCATAGATCGGGCTGCCCGGTACTGATCGTATATTGTCAGGGTAGTTCATGGCCCATCTCCTCAGTGAAGCTGTAAGCGAACAGCAAGGCGCGCCATTCCACGTGGTGTGACAAACACCTGCTGGGTGCTGGTTTCTTCACCTGATGAATTTTTAAATGTTGTGTATTTCATCTCGACATATCCGCGGTCTATTGCGCCGGAATATGCTTTCCAGATGCCGCGTCCGTCTCTGTAGATCCACTTAACTTCACGAAGAAGCTCAATACCCCGCGTAGAGCCGATTTTTAGTTCCTTACCAACTTCACGAAGGTTCGTGCGACCTTTTGAGTTAGCCAGGCGTTCAAAGCCTTCCACCTTCGGTGCAGCTTCTGCTTTCTCCGCTTCAAGAGCGAGAACCTTTTCGGTATAGGTCAGCAGCGTACCACGAAGAAAAGCTGGATCGTTAAGCTGATCTACTGCTGGCGCAGCATGAACCTTGCCCGTTACCAGCACATCGAAAGCCCTGATTACCTGAAGGTGAAATGCCGGGCTGATCCACATTGCGTAAGCGTAGACCAGTTCTTTGCAGGCGAATGTTCCGCCATTTCTGCCTTCGATTGTTTTAACTGCTACCTGAGTAGCAGTTTCAATTTCAGATATAAGTTCCTGTGTTGGGCCAGCAGAAAGCCAGTTACCGGGGCGCTTACTTGCTTTAGTCCCAGAAGCCTTATGACAATCATTCAGGCAGTAACGACCTTCATCGTCCTGACGAATGGAGTTTCCAAGAATTAAAAGTGAGGACACAAACCCATCTCCTTTCGGTTGATGAGGTATTGTTAGATTATCCAACATATAGCAGTCAACATAAAAGTTGGCATAACCAACATTTTTGTCCCGAAAAATTACATTTCAATGATTGTCGTAACTTAACAATGTTGACGTTCACCTTTTGTTCTCATAATCTTTTAAATGTTCCGGGAGGTTGGATTCGTGCAAAAACAAAAATTAAGCTGCGTTTTTGGCGATAATCTGAGCCCGCAAGAGAACCATGAGAGACCGGCGCTCTTCCTCGCCTATAGTGCGCCAGAGATGAAGGAGGACTCGCTCCTCTTCATTATGCGCGACATTATCAGGATAAGTAGAAAGATCAGCGCAGTCCCCAAGAAGATAATCTGATGAGAACCCGTAGAAGTTCGCAAGGGCTCGCATGGTGTCTCTGCCTGGCGCGTCATGGTCGCCCTCATAAGCAGCCAGCGAGCTTCTTTTGATTCCTACTGCATCAGCCACCTCAGCTTGGGTGACACGTCGACCTTCCGACTTCCCCTTTTCTGATCGAGCCAGCTTTAAACGTTGTCCAACAGTGCTTGTTTCTTTCATTAAATCACTAAACCACAGGTTATAAAGTCGAGTGATGGTTTATCCAACATTTTCCTTGCTAAATAATGTTGGATAAACTAACCTTATGCTATGTCGATTGTTGATATAGCCATTGAGGCAGCTGGCGGCGCTTCCGAACTAGGTAAGAAGTGCGGTCTGCACAGAACATCCGTCTTATTTTGGCGGAAATTAGGACAGATCCCCATTAAGCGGATCGAAGCTGTTGAAAACGCAACAGGGATCCCAAGGGAAGCATTGCGCCCCGACATCTTCACCAGAAAACCAGTAAAAACGAGGGGTAAGAAATGACCACTCAAATTATGCCGTTTCATATTGAGAAGCAGTCTGATGGAGAATTGCGCATCAGTGACATCGAGTTGGCTGGGAAGCTCGGGTATAAAGAGGTGAAAGCATTTCGTAGAATAATAAGAACGCATGAGAAAAAACTCAATAAAATCAGCCAAGTGCTTTCGGAGCACTTGGTGAATCACCAGGGAGGAGGACGCGACGGAAAGCGTTTCTGGCTTACTGAAGCTCAGGCTCTTTTTATGATAAGCCGCTCTGACACTGAAGTTGCTACCGATATTATGGTGGCAGTTTCTGTTTCCTTCGTTGAAATGCGCAAGCGTTTCACCAATACGGCTCCAGCTCTCACAAAAGAGCTGCTGGCAATGAACATACTCTCTCCTGAGGTCAGAGTGTGGGAGAAGAAATTCGAACCGCCATTCTTTGAAAAACTGCATCGTGTTCTTGGGGTTCGTCCTTCTCATCGCAATAATCACCCAAACTGTGGAAAGTTTATCAACAAATACGTTTATGAGTTCCTGTTTGGTGACCTTGGGCTTGAGATAATACGCGACGCCAACCCGTCCAACACTGAATACCATCGTGCTTTCAAGCATCACCAGATGCTGAAACCAGAGCATGATGAGCCATTCAGAACGCACATAAAAATGCTGACTGCCCTGTTGTCTGTTGCTCAAAGCCAGAAGCATTTCAATGACATATTCAATACGGCATTTCCTAAGAAACAAACCCAGATAGGCATGATGTTCAACGAAATATCGCAGCGGGTTTCCTCTCCTGCTCTGGAGCATGTTCTATGACAATCACCCTGGAGAAAACTTCTGCAGGGCGTCCTCGGTCCTGGACCCGTAATGAGGATATCGCGCTGGCATGGTCCATTTACCGCAACCAATCTATGGCTGGCGTGTTGCGCGAAATTGGTCGGAGTGCAACACGATGATCGTCACCCGGCAGAAAACAATCCCATGCGGGTTTAAGGCTGCGTTTTCTAAGCCAGATTATGCCCGCGAATGGACAGCGTTTGGCAATCAGAAGCGCAATCCTGATCATCTGATAAATCAAGCCTCCCTCGACCCTGATATTCTCGTGGTTCGTCAGGATGGCATGCAGACGATTTATCTGAGGCCCTGAGGTCACGAAATGCTGTCCACACCCAGCAACTGCGCCACCTGCACCAGTAATTTCCTACGTTCCTCAAGCGTAGCAAACGGGTGCAGGAACGACCACAACTCGGCGGTATCAACCAGAGAATGTGCCAGAAATGGCGTGCCGATTAATGTGTTCGGATCAGCGCAGTCGTATGAGTGTGGATCAGTATCACACAAGGTTTGTCTCCGTATTCGTTCTCACAAAACAGAATATGGAGGAAAACAATGTGGAATAATCGGGCAATTCCTGCCCTTAAACAGTCAAAAAGTGACCGAAAGTTTCCGCAAATGATGGGCGCGATTAATACGCCTGTCCGTGACCGGCTCTTAAACATGATCAGACGTGAGTTTGAGCCTCTCCGATTTGCCGCTGAAATGCTGGCCCGATCGGCGATGAAAACGCCACGGGCGGCCCGAAACTGGCTGTCAGGCACGAATGCCCCAGATGCTGAGGCACTCATTGAACTGATGGCTTCATCTGACTCTATCGCAGCCGAGGTAAATGCCCTCGTGCAGCAGCGCCGCAAAGAGCGCGAAGGAGAGAAATGCCGTGGATTAAACTAAGGCTATGCCGTTTTGCATGGTTTAAAACGCATAGCGGACCTCCACCCTCAGTGCATGTAACATGGGTTCATGTTTCATGGTTTGACTGGGATATCTGGCAGGACAAAATGGAACGTGCGCTTCGTGCAGCGCGGGAAGAACTGAAGAAATGACTCCATTCCCTGTTGAAGAAATACGCGAACGGCTGGCTGATGCTGTCGAAATGGCAGGAGGTCAGCGTGCGCTTTCTCGTAAAATCAGCATACCGCAGCCAGTGATATCAAAAGTGTTATCAGGCGCGACTGAAACAATACCTGAAAGCTTAATTAACGCCCTTGGATATATCGTGCTGCCCATGTGTGTGCCGGCCCGAAAAGGAATGAACCGATGAGTGATATTGGCCACAACAGCGAAGCCACGACCGGCGGGATTGCAGCTGATCGTCTGCGTAGTATCATAGAAAGAATTGAGAGGCTGGAAGAAGAGCGCAAGGCTCTTTCAGGCGATATTAAGGATATTTTCACAGAGGCAAAATCCGCTGGCTTTGATGTGAAGGTGGTGCGCCAGATCATCCGCCTCCGCAAGCAGGAACCGGCAGAGGTGGAGGAGCAGGAAACTCTGCTCGATATCTACAGACGCGCTTTGGGGATGTGATGATATGGCTCGCATCATCTCCTTCACACTCCCTGCGCCATACCCTCTGCTTAATCACTCGATTGGGCAGAGCAGGTTTGCTCTTACTAATATGCGCCGAAGCATGGCCAGATCAGTTGCAGCCGCCACGGCAGGTCAGAGACTGTCAGAGCCAATGCAGCGGGCGCACGTAACGATTGAGCGTCACTCAGTAGGGCAGCCAGATCATGACGGCGTGGTTGGTGGGGCAAAGTTTCTCATCGACTGCCTAACAACCCCGCGCCTGCTCAATGTGCGTAAACCCGGGGCGCGTCAGCGTGTCCGTAACAAGCGTGGTCTCGGCTTCATCCTGGACGATAGCCCTAAGCATATCACGCTCGATATTCAGCACGTCAAAAGCAGACTCTGCGACCAGAAAACCGTCGTGACGATCAGGGAGGTTACAGAGTGAAAAATACCACTGAAAACATGGATTTTCCGCACGTTTCACCGTACCCATACGAAACGGCATGCTCTAAAACGACGAAAGCCGCCGGTGCTAGAACACCAGGCAGCTTTCTGACCAATGCTTGAGGAGGCAAGTAATGGCTGATGTCATTTCTATCAGAAAAAATACGAAATTACCAGGCGAAGGATGCCTGCTATGAGCAAAACCAAGACGTGGATGCCTGTGTATATCGGCGATTATTTAGCCGACACAATGCGACTTTCTACGCAACAACACGGTGCATATTTTTTGATTATGATGGAGTATTGGAGGCAAGGTCCATTGCCCGACGACATGGACGAGCTTGCTTCTATTGTCAGAGCTGATCGCAAGACGTGGGACAAGTCTATCTGGCCGACAATAAAACGCTTCTTTTTCAAGGGTGAAGACGGTTTTTGGCATCAAAAACGCATTGATAAAGAACTTGAGCATGCGCAAGCTGTAAGCAACAAAAGAAGAGACGCAGTCCTACAAAGACGTGACAGAAGCTCTACAAAAGAGCAACAAAACACATACAAAAGTTCTACAAATGAAGGTACAAATGTACCTGATTTGAACATACAAAACGCTTACAAAGAGGGTGATACGTGCGCGTCACGCGCGTCCGCGTCACCTTCACCTTCACATAGTTATACATCCTCACTACGTTCGGATGGCGCGGCGATGCCGCCCCGAGACGTTTCAGCACCCGGCGAACCCATTGCTCCTGAGCCGTCACCGGATGTGAGAACGCAGCTCTTCAGCGAGGGGCTGCGCAGGCTGAGGGGAATAACCGGGCAGTCCGAGGGGAAGTCGCGCGCCCTGATTGGCCGATGGCTCAAAGCGAAACACGACGATGCCAGCGAAGTTCTGCGAGCCATCAGGGAGGCGGCTGACCTGCGGCCCTCGGATCCGGTTGCGTGGATGGAGGCAGCAATGCGACCGAAGCCCAGGGCCATGACCCGAGACGAACAGGTTCGGGCAACCTGGGGCAATATCGAAATCATACCGGGAACCTGACCGATGAGCACCGTTGCAAAAATTCAAAACGCTAACTCCGCCCTGGTTGCAGCAATGCCGGCTCCTTCAGCCAGTCTCGATGCGATGCTGTGGGCCATGCGCTCAGGCATCCCGACGATTGCCCGCGACCTCACCAGCGAGCGTGTGCAGGAAGCCCGCGCTATCGTTGCCGCCGGATGCGGACCGGCAGACCCTCGCGTTGTGCTCTCATGGCTGACAAACCTCGCCGCAACCATCGTCAACGCTCCGGTTTTCGAGAACGCGCCGGAGAAGGTCAGCGCCATTCTGGAGGTCTGCGAGGATCTGCCCGCCGGTGTCTGGACGCGCGAAACCCGTCTGGCATGGGTGCGTCAGGGCGAGCGGGGTAAATTCTGGCCAGCCCCCGCCGAGCTGTATGCGCATCTCAGGCCGTATGCCGATCGCATCACGCGCCAGTTCGAAGGCTGCCAGCGAATTGTGAGGATGGCAGAGCAGCAGATGCGCACTAAGAGCCGCGAGGTTTAGCAGAGAGCGCGATGAAACGTGCGGGACTATACATCGCACATAAAAGCACAAAAAACGCATGTGCGATTAAATATGAAGGAGTTAAAAATGACTGACAGCACCCCTCATCACGAACAAATTTTCATAGTTGATCGTTACTGGACAGAGTTTGGTAACAGAGGACTAACCTTGTATGTGTCCGCCAAGCCAGAATTTATCCCATCCGGCGACTTTGTCGGGATATTGAGCAACAGTCCCCGCATTGAAGTCACCTTCAGGGAATTAGGCATCATTAACCGACAAAGAGTTTTTCAAGCCATTGGAAGCCATGTGGAAGGGCAGCAATCCCCGCCTTCGTCGCTTCCGTTAAGGCCGCTTGTAACACGACAGTAGGACATTTCGAAATTGCCTCTTTTAACTTGCTTTTTGCTTCTTCTGTCGCATCGGATTGCTCAGCCTTAGCAATCAGCAACGCTCTGAACTGGTCTTCATCAAATTTGACCGTCAGGGTTCTTTTCTCAGCGGTTAACCCGCCATCTGCCGAAAGCCAATCAAGTCCCTGCGTTGTGATACGAACCGGCTCCGCCCAATGCCAGTGCATATCATAGTGCTGTTCCAGATATGCAGGCTGACAAAGCCCGTGGTCAGCAAGATACTTTATATCACTGAACACCTCTTTAGGTATGCTGCCGTCAGGGTTCTTGGGCCCCTCTGATATTGGATATCCTTTATGCGCTTCGATATCGGCAATCCACGTCAACAATTCTTTTAGACGCTGTTTACTCGGTGCAATCATACGACTCCTCCTTCCTTACGAAGCATGCCCGTACGGCGGACGGTTGGGGAGTCAGAAGGGGATTCCAGCGTCAGACCTATCCACCAATAAATCTTCATCTTTGTAAGAAGCTTCCCACGATTGATCGGATAGTCCGGAATTGCGCAATATCTCTTTCATAACTCGTGCGCAGCGTAGGCGATCAGAAGATTTGCATTCACGCCATATTTTTAACAAATCTTCAATTTTTGGCCACAAAACATCAATGTTTTCTCTCTTTAGATAGAGTAAATTATTGGTGGAAGAAAAATAATTCCAATGTATTTTTATAAAATCTAGTAATTCATCTTCATCGAATGTTGGGTTTGTATCAGAATCCATAGCTAAGCGGATAGATCTAACTCCATCGCATACGTCCCAATAGTGAAGCCAGTTCTTATTATCTCCAGTATAAGTAATTTCCGCAGCATCTGTCACGGCACGCTCGATTACCTTTGTAATTGTCTGCCCCTTTAGGCGCGCGACAAATTCCAGAGCAAAGCGCATTTTGGGATCAAGCCGTATTGTTAGGCTTTCAGACTTTTGATTTTTTTTTCGTTTTGCTTGCGTTGTCATTTTTTATCCCCGGCAATAGCCGATAACTACACGCACAAAAAAATAAGTGCAAATAACTATTGCCATAACAATTTCAATGAAGCATAAAAGTAATGCACAATCAGTGCATGAACATAAAAAGAGTTACGTAAATGCCCAAAATTAAACCACTGCAAGAAAAGGCTTACGACATATACAAAGAGGCTCGGCGTAAAGAAGCGAAAGAACGCCTGGTTATCGTGATGCCTGTTACGGAAGTTATGAAAATTGATGCTTGGGGCGTTCCGAATGGAATGGAAAGCCGAACATCTGCTATCCGCCACCTACTTGATTTTGCATTAAAAACAAAAAAGGCATCAGACATCGCCCTAGGAAAGCAGTCTGATGCCTCTGACAGTGAATAG